AAGATTTCTCTTTAGATGAAAGCATACCAATTGCACTGAAAAGATATTATGTTGTTGAAGATGTAAACAGAGCCGCTGAAGGATTCTCACAAACATGGTGGCCACATCTACTAAGACTAAAACTTAAATCTCTAGTAGACTCACAGGAATACAGAGATATCTTGGGAGATGCCGCAACAGAAAATTCACTTGCAAGTTATATGTCAACTTTCAACAGAGAAAAAACAATCAATGACCAAGTGGTTGCAGAAGCAGAACTTAATGCACCCAAATCAGGTTTCAACTATAAGCAATATTATGTTGCACCGATTGATGAAAGAGGCAACATCAGGACTGATAACGTAAACAATGAAGAAACACGGGTAAGTGGTGATAAAAAAGTCAGTGCTGTGATAGACACACCGGCGGGTTCACACTATGGTTTCTATCTAGATGGCGACGGAGTTGCACCAAACGGAAATCCTGCAGGTTTTGGAATCAGTTTTCCTAATGCAAACGTAGACAAAGGAGATTACTTCCTTAGAACAGATTATTTGCCTAACAGATTGTTCCGTTATGACGGAAACAGATGGGTAAAAATTGAAGATTCTGTTAGAATAAACATGACAAACAATGACACTAAAGTAAATTACAAAACTGGGTTTGTCAATAACACAACCGAAGACACCATAAACGGATTAACTACTAAACAAAGACAATCGTTATCTAACGCATTGAAACCAAAGGCTGACAATTAAGAATGTTACACTTTTACGACGGACAGGTAAGGAGATTTTTAACTCAATTCATAAGGATTTTGAGCAACTTTTCTGTTGAGCAAGGCAGAGGCAAAGACGGACAAGTGGCGTTGAGAGCAGTGCCAGTGGTGTACGGAGACCCAACAAGACAGGTCGCAAACATCATAAGGAACAATTCAGAAAACGCATTACAGTACGCACCAAGGATAGCCGCATATGTGCGAGAATTAAACTATGATAGAGACAGAATGCAGAATCCTTATCACGTTGAAAAACAACATCTAAAGGAAAGAGATGTAGACAGTGATGGCAACTACACCAATCAATTAGGTGCAGGTTACACCATCGAGAAGGTCATGCCATCACCTTTCAGGTTGGAAGTTTCAGCAGATATATGGACCACAAACACCGATCAAAAATTACAAATAATGGAGCAGATATTGTATCTTTTTAATCCTGACTTCGAAATACAAAAGACAGACAACTACATAGACTGGACATCGTTGAGTTACGTTGAACTTACAGGCATAACTTTCAGTAGCAGAACCATACCTGTAGGAGCAGACACAGAGATAGATGTAGCGACGTTGACATTCAGTATGCCAATATGGTTATCACCACCTGTAAAAGTGAAAAAACTAGGAGTTGTACAAAAAATAATAATGAGTATTTTCGATGACGATGGCGGAATGGCCAAAGGATTGATTGACGGAGATCTTGTTTCAAGAAGTTATGTCACACCAAACAACTTTGGATTGTTAGTTTCAGGAAATCAACTGAGACTTTTAGGAACAACAGGGGTAAGTGCCAAATCCGGTGGAGATGGCTACTATTCAGGGGCAAATGATCCAGGATTAGCAGACCCGTTTGAAACTTTTGGTCCTGCACTAAACTGGAAAATTTTGCTTGATCAATACGGCAAAGTGACTAATGGTACATCACAGATAAGATTGACACAACCAAATGGCAACGAGATCATAGGCACTATTGCTACAACCACACTAGACGACACAATACTATTATACAGCATAGATGACGACACAATACCTAGTAGCACACTTACAGCAGTGAAGAAAATTATTAACCCTGCAACGTTTGATCCAGGCACTCCCACAGACGGTGACAGATATCTTGTCATCAATGATGTTGGAGATTCGTCAGCATCCTTTCAGAGTGCAACATGGGGCAGTTTGGTTGCCAGCGTTGGTGATATAATAGAATACAACGGTACCACAAGCAAATGGAACATCGCTTTTGACGCCTCAGACCCGGACAGTACACAACATTATGTAACAAACTTGAACACAGGCATTCAGTATAGATTCAATGGCACAGAGTGGGTCAAATCATACGAAGGTGTGTACACTGCTGGTAATTGGAGCATTGTGCTTGATGGTGGATTTGTGGCAAATGACGATGCATCTGGCCAAGATGCTACTACTCCTTGATAATTTTTTGTTAAATTGTTATAATATATTATGAAAGAAAATATAATTTGTTCTGGAGCGTTGTTCTATTCTACTAGTACCAAACGTTTTTTGTTCCTGCAGAGGACAGCAAAGAAAACACAAGGCATGTGGGGATTGGTCGGTGGGCAAGCCAAGTATTCTGAGAGTGCGTTCGAAGGACTAAAAAGAGAAATTGAGGAAGAAGTTGGTGCAACACCTAAGTTCAAAAAAGTAATTCCTTTAGAAATGTTTACATCAAACGATCAAAAATTTTATTTTCACACCTATCTAATTGCACTAGAAACAGAATTTATTCCTAAACTAAACGGAGAACATTCAGGATACTGTTGGACTGCTTTTGAGTGTTGGCCTAAGAATCTACACATGGGTTTAAGGAACACTCTTAATAACAAAAGTATTAAAGGTAAACTTCAAACCATTCTCGATTTAATTGTTTAAAACGTCCATACCTGATCTGGCCATTTTTTAATTAATCTTTTCATTCCCCAGCCTGAAAGCATTTCAAGTATGTCAATTTTAGTATTTCCGTATCTTTCTCCCGACTTATTTGCTTCTATTTGAATTATTGGTTTCTCTCTCAGCACTGTTTCTTTTGCACCTTCAAGCACCGAAATTTCATAACCTTCAACATCAATTTTTATCACATCCACATTGTCAAATCTAAAACTGTCTAGCGTTGTTAAATCAACATCACCACTTAATTTCGTGATATGATTCGTTCCAGAGTGTGATTCATACTCCATTGACACTGTTCCATGGCAGTTACCCAATGCTGTTTTATGCAGTGTGCAATTAGAGAATTTTGAAATATTATTTTCTAACATTGGTAAGATCTTTTTGTTTGGTTCAAAAATTTCAATTTTTTCTGCACGGGATTTCCAATACAGCGACCATGGCCCCCACCATGCACCAATGTCTATTAGCCTGCGTAAATGTTTTCCACGCAGATATTCATCAAGAATATCATAGTTGCCATTTTTGTCTGTGCCGTCTGTTTGTAAAGTCATAAAAAAAAGGGCGATGTTTCCACCGCCCTTTATGTTCTACTAAAAAGTAAAATTATTTATTAGTTGTTTGTTCTCACTGCACAGTTTACCAATTTGATTCCTGCGTCTGTTGAACTTTCTAATGCTCTACCAATAACGTGGAATGGTGAGATTGATTCGTCTGTAGCAACTGCTCTTGCACAACCTTTTACTGTTGAACTAACTAATCTTTGTCCTTTAGTTACTTCTCCTGTTACTCTTACTGGAGTTCTTCCAGTCATCGCAACGTAAGGATGTGAGTCGTTGTTACCTGCCGCCGCGTTCATGGCATATGCTGGTTGACTAGAAATTACACCAAAAACTTGATCAGATAATTCTGCTGTTGTTTCTGTGATCTCTGCTGAACCACCTACCATTACTACTGCGCCAGTTGCCATAGGAGCGTCTGCTTCGAAACGCTCGGCAACGTCCGCGTACTGAGCCGAAGTTGCTAGGGCGTGTACCACGTTACATCTAATGTCAACCAATTGTGTCTCTGTTGCTGTAATTTCAGATTGGTTGTCTGTACCTGTTGATGCTCTCAATGCCGTAAAGGCACCTCCTGCATTTCCGTGTGTTGTTGTACCGTCATCTGCAAAGCCTTCATCCCATACCCAGAACAAGTCTTGTTCTGTTGCCGCTGATGTTTGACCTCTGTTAATTTTTAATCCTGAGTAAGCAGGCATTCCCGAATTAGATGAAATGTTTCTGTTTACTTCGATAATGTTGTCCTCAACTGATAGTGTCGCTGTGTTGATTACAGTTTCACTTCCGTCCACTGTCAAGTCGCCGTGTATTCTTACACCTGAATCAGTGACTGTTAATTCAGCATTACCGTCACAAGTGATCAAAACTTTACCGTCTGTTCCTGTGTCTGTACATGCAACTGATGTGTTAAGTTGCGAAATTGCAGTTGTTGATACTGCCGCGATTGAATCGTCGACGTATTTCTTGTTAGCAAAGTCACCGTCACCACTTGGTGCCGCTGTTGCTCCGCCTGTTATTTTATTAGTAGATGCTGATATTACTATATCACCAACTTCTATACCGTTGTTAACTCTAAAGTTACGTGTTGTCATGGTTCCATATCTCCCGCATGATTGTTGTTAAT